AATAAAATCGAAATAAAGTGTTAATTCGTCCATAGAGGGAACTCGATCAAACAAGTCCCCACCTATGATATGCATATCACAGTCAGTTTCCAACTCTTTTATTTGGTCGAAAAATAACTTATAACGAGCGCACGCCCATTCCATTGGTACATTCTTCTGCCCTAGCTTTAAGTGCCAGTCTGCTGTGAATAAAATCATGCTACGAAGTCCTCTCCGTTGTGCCAGTTACAACCAGTAAGTCCGCCAGCTCTGAGAGCCTCAAGTGTCCTTTCGACTTCATAGTGGTTTCTTCCTGTATCGAGAGCATTCACTGCTAAAGATTGAATGACGTTATCCTCATCGAGGATAAAGGTGGCTCTGTATGGAACCCATTCATTAGATACTATTCCTACTTCCATAGCAAGTTGATTACTACAATCTGCTACTAGAGTATGTTCTATATCACGGATAAGCTCATTGTCTTCTTTCCATGCTATTTTACAGAACTCGTTATCTGGACTGAATCCCAGAACGTCTACATCATTTCCTACTAATGCATCGAAACCCTGTATTTCTGTAGGACATATAAAAGTGAAGTCTTTTGGATAAAAGTATAGTACAGACCAACTTCCTAAAAGTCCGTTGTCATCTATATCTACAAAGTTATTATCCTTGTCAACACCTGTTAGTTCAAATTCAGGGAATACATCGCCTACCGTAATCATGATACGTCAAACTCCTCATCAACAGTTTCTTCTTTGCCCGCAGCTGTAATTCTCTTTAGTAACTCTAGTTGAGCATCAGGGGTAGGACGCGGAAGTACGTCGTCCATAGACTTTAGTTCTCCAACTAAGTCTGATTCCCAATCTTCTAAAGCACGAGGCTTACATTTGAGTGCCTGTAATTGGTACTCTACATTAAAGACCTGCGGTCCAGTCTTCAATCTTTTAAAATAAACGTCCCAGCCAGATTCATTATCTGTTGGGTTGCCTAAGTCTTCCATAGCGACCATAATTTGATCGAAAAGTTTTCTTTTCAAATTAACTACTTTGATTTTATTATCAGCGTAGTCTATGCCTTGGACAGCGTATGCCCAACCACATTTTAAGTCTGGGTAAAAATCACGAACGTGATCGTGTTCCTTGTTGTTAAAGGTTTCGGTTTCCCTGTCGAACGACAAACATTCCATTGGAATATTTTTGTTGTTCTCGCCTTTAACCCAATAAACGTAACGAGGAAGTAGATCGCCTACTAGACGAACTTTGTGATCCTCTTTGTTGCCAAAATTGTAAGTTTCAATTTTGTCTTTTTGGGCAGAGCCCTTGGTTTGATTAAAGCTAATTGCCATAATATTTCTCCGTTGTTGTCTCCTCAAATTTAAAGTGAATAAACCCCTCTCTAATTTCGAGCAGTCTGTTTTTTCTAATAATGTCCTCACTAACTTTACAGAAAATGAGGTCTAAGTTGGTATCTTTAGTTTTTACGTACTCATGATAATTGCGGTATGATGCGACACCAACATATTCTGCAACTTCTTTATCACTATATTGAGCACGACCAGTAGTAAGTAGTTTATCTGGGTTTATCAGAAAACTACTACCACCAAAATTCTTTTCATAAAACTTAAACGTTTTATCATAATAATTCTTAGGTGTAATTCTATAAGTAATTATTCTAAGGATTGTAATAATGTCACCAACGTTTCCGTTGCTCGCTTCTACAATCTTTTTCCAATTATAATATATCATATATTATACCAAAAATACAAGCGTTTGTCAAGCACTATTTTTTCTCTGCTCAACACATTCCCTTTAAACCCTTTCATAATACTCTAACCTTATAATCTTGTTTTATGTAATAACCCATTCTGGCGTTTGCCTGTCTAGTAGCTGTTTTACCTTTTAAATGAATATCTACAACAGTAGGCTGTAACTTGCCCTCTTTTTGTCGTATTACTCTACCAATTAACTGCGTTAATAGTGGTTCATTATTTACTGGTGTAGCCAATACTAAACAACTAAGATCATCTAAAGATATACCTTCTGAAAATATTGCTTGTGTTCCAAACAGTATATTTTTAGATCTCCCAATTAGTTTCATAGTTTTCTCTCTTTCCACAAAGTCCATATCGCCTGTAATACATACTGAATTATCTCCTACCAATTTATGACAAACTTTTAGAAATGCAACTCTATCCGATACTACTAATACTTTATGCCCTTCAGCTGCATACTTAGAAGCAATCAAACTAATACTATGTACATATTCTTCCGTATTTACTAGATGATTAACTCTTTCTGCCCATGGGGTATAAGAACCGTCTAGAAATCGTACTTCCGATTTAATAACATGAACTTTTGGAGTCATGTAATTTTCTTTTGGTGGTTTTAGTACTGTACTTCCAAAGTAGTCTCTAAATACTACATGTCTTCCGTCTTTCCGTTCTAATGTTCCTGTCAGTCCAACCTTATATCTTGCAGGCATTTCATCTATTATTCGGGTAAATGTAGGGGACGAAACGTGATGCATCTCGTCTAAAATAACTGTTCCGAATAAACGTTTTATATCGTCTACGCGACGGTATAAAGTCTGAATGTTCCCCACTACTATTGGGGGCGAAGTGTTCATTTCCCCTGACCCGATTCTGCCAGCCCGTATGCCGAAAGCTTTCTGTACTTCTTTTTCCCATTGATTCCTCAAATTAGTTGTATGTGTAACTACTAGTGTTTTTTGTCCAAGTTTCTTAGCTATTGCTAAAGCTGCTACTGTCTTTCCCCAACTTACCCAAGCGTTAATTATAGCGCTGTCTTCTACTTCATCAACTGTCATTTTTTGACTTTGCCTTAAAGTAAACTTAAATTCAGGAAAGTCTACAGGCACAGATACTCGCTTATCGATAATATCATAATCATCTGGGATTAAATCCAATCTTCCCATAGGTATAGAAACTAAACCATCTCTTAAAGGTCTTATTGTTTTTATAACCATAGGTGGATCTTGTGGCATACGGGGAGGTAATGTATATGTAAGTTCTTCCTCCATCTCCGTAAGCAACGCAGTATTTCCTTCTATTTGTATTCTGTTACTTAAAACTGCCTTCATTTGTCCTTCCATGCAATATAGAATAATATAAAGCACATACTGAACAATATCAAGTAGCCTGTCCACACACCTATAGGTAATTCTTGAGGGGTCATACCAAATACATACTTATATAAGTTTTTGCTAGGAATAGTAAACCTACTCCATTTAATAAAATCAAAGCTCTATCTTTCCACACAAGAGATACTATTAACCACATGAATACTCCTATAGTTGATAACATTAGATCCCACTCTGTTAGATGAGGAACCCCTCTTATAGACATAGCACAAAGTATAACTACACTAGCTATCCACTTTAAGTACCAATCATAAGTAGTTGTTCTATATCTACCCCATAATTCTGATGTTTTTTGCTTTTTCATTTTGTGTGTCTCGGTAACTTTGCTTCTACAAACATTTCATGTTTATTTTTTACTGGGTTAAACTTTCTTAGTCTAAGTTTTTTACCATCTGAAAGCATACTTTTAGTTTTAATAGTGCTATAATGATAGGTATGGCTATCCCTAGATTCTCCTTCTGGAATCATATATACAATTTGTTGTTTAGCCTTTGCCATTATATCTGTGTCCTAATAAATTGTGCTGCTTGTATTCTCCACTTAGGACTTAGTCTAGGGTGGTTATTATCCCACGGGCTCGACCAACCCACTTTTTGAGTCCTTAAGCGCACATGTTCAGGTAAGTAATCTTTCATTACTTCCCGCATTAAAAATTTGTTTGTACCTTTTTTGTACTTCTTTGTTTGTCTAAATTTTACACTTCCTTTAATACTTAAACAATACTTAGCAAAAGATTGAGTAAGTAAAGGAATTCTACTTTCCATTCCAAACATTCCAGCAGTTTGATCAGTTGCTAAAATATTCTGTTCTGATGTACATAGTAAATCTGAAAAAAGAGAGTTATTTAGATGATCATCTCCAAACGCTTTATATGGAAACCATCTCTGTTGAGACATGAATCTAGTCATGTTTTCACATTCATTTTCTCGAAATCTGTTTCTATGGTGATAGTATCCTGTAAATAATTCATCTCCACTATCTCCTGTAAGAACTACCTTACACCCTGCTGCTTTAGCTGCTTGGCATAGAAGATAACGAGGAGCCTGTCTATTATGATCAGCCCACATATAGTGTGTATTTGCTAACCACATCTTTCCAAAGTGCGCTCTATCATCTCTGTCTAGGGTTATTCTATGTACTTTATACCCCCAGTCTCTAGCAGTTTTAACTGCCATATCAGATTCCCAAGCGTGTTCTTTATGTAATCCGTGTAGCCCCTGTTGATTTAAGTCATACCCCATTGTAAAAATTTCTAAATCTAAATCAGAATCTCTTAAAAGGGAAGCAACTACTGTACTATCCATTCCACCACTTAAAAATAGTGCTGTCTTATTTATATTTTTTGCAACTTTATGGACTGCTTCTTTGATATTAAATCTAAATTCAGCCGTATCTAACGGCTCAGATCCAATATCAAAATAGCTCCATAGGTTTCTTCTATGAAGTTTAAAATTATCGTTTAAATCAAACTCTAACCACGCACCTGGCTCTACCTTATAGATAGACTTATAGATACTTTGATCTCCAAAACTTTGAGTATTTTCTAAAAATTTACTACTAAATCTAGACTCATCAATTTCTTTACCTAGAAAACTAGTCAGAGTTGTACTAAATTCAAACTGCTTTCCGTCCCATCTCCACCATAAAGGTTTCGCCCCAAAATGATCTCGTATTAGAACTAGTTTGCCCTGCTTAGGTAGGTACCACGCGATTGATCCATGCCAATCTGTATGCTCCAAAAATTTGAATCCATACTTGTCTAATGCTTTTCCTAGCCATTCTGTATCATTGGGAATTGTCGTGTCATACATCTCTCCATTAAATAATAATACATTGCCCTTAGGTGTTATATAAGGTTGTACTTGCCTTTCTCCATTGATGTCTAAGAGTACATGAGCAAAGGCAAAATTTTCATCATTCCAATACTCAAGAGCATCAGGTCCGCGATGCTCCTGCTTCTTTATCATCATCTCTATTAGAGGGTGATTAGTAGTTCCTGCAAATCCGCACATTAAACATTGCCGTCCCAATTAAGATCAGTTTGCTGTGCCATTTTTACTTTCCAATCTTTTCCTTCAATTTCTTGCCAAGCAACTATTGTATTTATATCAATATCGTCCCATTTTTCAAATTCTAGATCATAACAAAGCATCTTCTGATCTGACGAATTTTGAGTCCAATCTTTATTAAATACTTGTGCGTTTCTTGGTAAGTACTTATGACAAGTAGTTACTTCTCTTATTTTGTGTTTCCCACTAACTAAGCTAGTGTACTCTAATAAAATAATGCCTTCATGCATTTTGTCTATAATTTTTTGGTAATCCATTATGCTATCCTATGTATGTTTATGCACCAATGCCAAGCGTCAGTTTCCTGTAGCCCTTTACAATGCTCAAACATATCCATTGGAGGGTCTATAATTTGCTGTTCTATTTCTTTATCTAGTTCTCTTTCGATTTCTAGTGTTCTATCAGTTTCTTCACACAGATAAGTCCCTCTTTTATCTGTATAACACAGCCCGTCTATTGGTTTATGTACACTACAGCCTACCATCATTATCAGTAAGACTAGTAGTACTAAAACTCCTTTTAAATATTCTTTTATCAAATCTTTCTCCAAGTATCCTTTCTTTTTTCTTCAGAAAACTCATATATCTTCCAAGGGATTCCGTGGTCGTATAAGACTCCTGCCCAAGTAATTTCTATATCGGGCGGGCTTTTTTCTGCGAATGGGAAGGGTACATCTTTAAGCCACAAGACTGTAGCTATTCCTTTCTTTTCTCTTTTTGCAATTTTATGATATTTTAACTTAAGATTTCTTGTCTTTTCATAGTTTATGACTTTTCCGTCATTATCAATAAATGTGCTTCCCCTGTGCTTCATTAGTCCTATTTCATCTTCGATCATATACTTTAAGGGATAAATACTTTTCATTGGACTCTGTAATCTTCTTGCCCCTAAAGTTTCGCCTGGCATATTCAAGTCATCTAAAACTTGATCTTCAATCCACAGAATACCATCTATTACTTCAGCACTATCTGTATGTATAACAAATAAGGGGAAAGTTAAGTCCTCTATAGTATACGCTCTGCTTTTTCGTAGTCTCATACATCTTCTCTGCGATTGCTGCCTTCTTCTTACTTTACTCTGGAATCGTCTTCTATGTCCTCTCATGTTTCTCTACATATGTAGCAAAAAGTTTCTCCGAATCCTGTTTATTTTCGGGTTCGTAAACCCACCTATATCCTATGTATCCCCATTGATCCATATGTTCCCCAATAAAATGCAAGTTTTTCTCTTGCTTTGCATATGCTAGTAATATTGGGTGTCCGTCTGCGTACGAATCTAGCATACCATTTTGAGTTCCTGCAATTCTTAATCCCCATTCAGGAGCCCACATGTGGCATACTGCATTGGAGGAGTCTGTAGGAAACATAGATACTCGCATATCTACTATTGTGCATTTATCCCATACAGGATATTGATACTCTACTCCTGTTTCTGCATGAGTATATACATGAGTGTATGGATCACAAACTCTAGTACACCCTAGTAGCTTGTCTCGTTCCCAAATCAATATAAAATGTGCACTTTGATCGTGCTTATCAATTGGGTTCATTATACGTTTATTCCATACTACGAACTGATTCATTCGTTGTTCTAGTATTTTAAAGTATTCTTCTTTTGTTAAATCTTTGTAGTGTCGAATCTCTTTAACGATTCCATCACTATATTCCTCTTTTACGATTGCTGACATCTTTTAAAATCTCCTGTTTTTCAAGCGTTCCGTAGCCTATTCTATTATCTTTATTATCTAGCGCACTATTCTTTTCAACATAATGTAAAAATAGATGCCTAGAAGTTTTATGAGGAAGGACGTTTCTACTGTGGTATATCTCGCAACCCTTATAAAAAATAGCGTCTCCTCTTTGTAGTATTACTGAAGTTTGTGCTTCCCATAAACCACCTATATAATTTTCTGTAAAGTGCATTGGCCATACTCCTTTACTTACTTGTACAGTAATAGAGTATTCACATTGCCAACGATCCCTGTGCCATCTAAGTGAGGCACCTTTTTCATACTCTCTCATAAGTCCATAAGTAAGACTTAGAGTTTTACCTGTATATTTATTTATAACTGGAGTTTTATAAATTCCTATAGCTTCACAAAAGCTATCTCCATATAAATCAAAACTTTTCCCCTGTGGAAGTCCGTTGACATTTGCATACCTACATCTTCCTGCTTCTTTTTGTAGTCTTAAATGTTCTTCTAAAATATCACAGGTTTCTTGTTCTAAAAATCCTGATATAAGTTTATGTTCCATCAGCTTTAAGAAAACGAGTATAATACTCTTTCCCTTCCTGATATCTAAACTTAGCGTCCTTTGCTAATTTATGTGCGGCTTTAAACTCTCCGCACTTGTAACATTCTCCACATGGAATATATCCAGTAATCTCATCATCTTTAGTAAGAGTTCCTTTAGGAGAAATACAAGTCCAAATCATTTTATATAGATTTGGATCATGACGCATTATTAAAGAAAGCATTTCTGCTTTAGACATAAAATCTAAAGGATTTCTTACTTCTGGAACATCTCTGATTGCATCAAAGTGTACACCAGATGTATCTAAACAATCGCTTAAATAATTTATCATAATTTTGCGGTACTCTCTAAACTGTAGACGCATACGCATATCATCTTCAGCGTTGCCTCCTAGCATAAACCATTTCCATTTAATACCTCCAGGAGCGCCTAATACACACCCCATAAAAGAACTAAGTCCACTTACAATAATTGGAACCTCTCGATGATACCCACTCTTAGAAAGCATAGAAGTATCGTTTCCATACGGTAAATTAAAATATTCCGCCTGTTTTCTACTATAAAAAGCCATTGCGTCAGCAAAATCTCCATAGCGTGGTTCGTACCAGTGAACACAGAAAGGTTTTATCTCTGGGTCTTTTACAGCATATAATAAAGTAGCTGTACTTTCTACTCCTGCACTAAGAGGCATGTAAGCATTACAGTCAGAATTTTCTGCACACGCTTTGTTAATTTCTTCTGTCGATACTAATAAATCTTCTACCATTTTCCTTTAATCCATCGTTTTAATACTATATCGCTAAAATGTTTTCCGCCTATCTTAATCATTATTGCAATCAAGCATAAACACATTACTGCGAATGAAGGGTTGTCGGGGGCTAATATCATACCTATTATACAAAATAATATGATAATTTTGTTTATATGTTTTTTAATTGTTTCTATCATAATTTAATAATTCATAGTCTTTCTGATAGAATTTTTCCATCAGTTTTATACTATCTTTACTCCAGTTTATTGGTCTGTAAGTATTATTAGGAACATTAAAGTCATGCCGTGGCTGAATATTTAATGCTTCCCAAATTGTTTGTTCTTCTAATTTGTGTACCTCTGCTTCACCTATAAAATCTGTTTGAAAGTAAGGGTGATTCATATCTACTAAATATGGTTTATTATCTACTATTGTATCTGGTACATTATACATTAGTCCGTATATCATACGATAAATCCACTCCTCAAAAGGTGTATGTACTAACTTAGTCCATACAAAGAAGCGGTAAATACTCTCAAGTCTTGCTTGAGGGTGTCTTACTACAGTATAATATTTATAGTCTGGATAAAACTGAATCATCTCATGATACGTAGCGTGCTTCTTCTGAAGTTCTTTAGTACCATGAGTGACTGTAGTCTGTTTCTGTATAGCTTGTTCCATTGGCTGCGGATTGACTAATGCCGTAGCGCTTCTATACTTTACTGCTAAAGCCCGTTCAACACTTGTTCCACCCGTTCTCGGAATGTGAACAAATCCTAGTCTACCTTCGTTTACCAGCATCGATATTACTTTGTACAATAGAGTTAACTATATATTCATTTGCTTTATTGACAACTTTTTCAATTTCTTCTCGTGGTATTTGTGGTGTCCCTATTACTAATTCAGGAACAACATACTTCTGTTCTTCTATTAAATTTAACATTATTAGTGCGGCTGAGTAAGCATCTAAGAAATTCTCATTTTCCTCAACTACCATAGCGGTATTAACCCACCCCATACTAACATTAAAGATCCTACATTTGTTATCCAAAGGCCATGTGTTAGCAGCCTCAATACAGTAGTCTCTTAATTCTGTTTTGTCTTTAGTATACGCATCGCCTGTTAAGCCAGGTTGATATATACTTCCAGATCCAGTATTTACTATGTACTTACCTTCTCTGTCTCTCCATTGCCAATGTAAGACTTTTAAAATTTTGTTTTGAAGTCTAGGTAACCATGCGTTATTAAAAACATAATCTAAGTCTCTCCTTAGAATATCGTTAATAATATCATCTGCATCGTTAACTACCATATTAAAGCCTGTAGCTCTACTATAGCCATGCACTTCGTACCCCTTAAACATGCAATGCTCATAGATTTCTTTACCTATTCCACTTGTATGTCCTGTAATTCCTACTTTTCTCATTGTCTTTCCTAGTTAAATAATTCGTCTACGCTGCATGTATCTTGGCTTCTACATCTTAAAAGATTATCCTGAAATATTAAGGGTTCTACCCACTCAAATTCAGGTTGATCTAAATAGTATTCGCCAGCACTACTGCAACTAACTAGAAGTACTGCCATCAGTAAATATCTAGTCATGTCGATTCCCCCTTATAAAGTTGTTAATGAATAACACATTGTTACGAAGATTATAATACACAAACCGACCAAGGCGGTGTCATCTGCTCTTCTAGCACTTCTTCGACGTGCGTAATCGTTCGGACCAAGTCTAGCCCGTTTCTTTTTATTAAGATCCATTTCTTTTTAATAATAATTTTCCCACTTACCAAAACTGTAGTCGTCCCCTATTTCAAAGTCGCAACCCACAGGGCAGCCTGGTATTGAAAAGCCTCGATCCTTTTGAACGAGGGATTTCAGTTGTTTACAATAGATTTCCATTTCATCTTCTGGTACTTCTGCTAGAATTGAATCATGCACAAGTGCGAAGATTTTAGATTTCATTCCCGTCCTATTGATATATTTTTGCATATCTATTGCACCCAATAGGTTGATGTCCGATGCAACAGATTGAACCAAGAAGTTAATACCACTACGAATCTCGTGAGATGAGATACCTTTATCCTTGCTCTGGGCATTTGGAAGTCTACGCTTCCGCCCAAATTGACTATAAATAAATGCATTTGCCCTAATATAAGCATTACAATCATCTAGCCACTTTTTAAGATTGGGGAATGACTCAAAGTATCCCGCAATAACTCTACTTGCTTCTCGTATGTTAAACTCTTTACCAGAGTCTTTCGTCACTTGCCAACTAATCTTAGCTGGGCCAGCTCCGTACATTATTCCAAATGTAACAGCTTTTGCTTGTTGACGCCTATCTTTGTAGAGTTCATCTACTTGCTCAACTTCGCAAGGCAATTTAAAGACTTGTTTTGCAATCGTACTATGGAAGTTTCCTCCACTCTTAAATACATCTTGCAAACCTTTGTCTTTTGACAAAACTGCGGCAACATACACTTCCGCCGTAGTCAAATCCATTGAAACAATCTTTGTGCCTTCAGTTGCTTTTATGCAACCTTTAACAGTCGGATTATCTCTAGGCAATTGCTGCATATTCAGTTTACCACTACTAGATAGTCTACCGCTAGTAGTCCCATGTAAATTGAATCCTGTTCTTAATCTTTTGTCTCTATCTAAATTTGGTATAATTTTATCCAAATATGTAGATTTAATTTTTACTTTTTGCCGTATCTCGAGGATAAGTTTCGGAACTGCATGACTCTCCGCTAATTGCCCTAAAACTTCGGCATCAGTGGAATCAGCCCCAGTACCCGTCTTTTTACCCGTTGGGGTTAGACCAATATAATCATATAAAAGTGATCGTAATTGAACTGTACTGTTGGGGTTGAAGTCAGATCCTTTAGCTTTCTCAAACTGTCTTACCTCAGGAAACTCATATAACTTTTCTATCGCAGCGTTAATATCTTTTTGCATAACTTCTTGTGCCATTTCTAATCTTTCCCTATCAAAAGGTACTCCATTACTTTCTACTTGCTTTAAGAAGTTACAACCTTCAAGTAATATATTGTCATATACCCACTTGAGTTTTTTATTCTTTACTATAGCTGCCGACATCTTTTCATATAATAAAAAGGTTACTACAGCGTCCATAGCTGCGTAGTTCTTCATTATATCAAAAGGTATCAAATCATAACTAAAGGCGGCTTTAAGTATACCGTGTTGTTTCCTATAGTTAGTACTCCAGTCATCTAATGGTTTTTCATAATCTCCATATGGAGTGTGCTTCATTGCAAGTTGTTTAAGACCATGCGTGCCTGGGTTTTCATCAAACATATAATGCATAAGCATTGTATCTTCAAACTTTGGAAATTTGAAGTTGAAATGATACTCGAACCATTGAAGGTCGAACTTAGCATTATGAAAGACTACTGTTTTCTTATTAAACAGTTCTTGCATAGCTTCTTCTACATCAGAGTCTATAACATCAGCGTCACAATAGCAACCGTGATCAGGCTCGTAAGACATACTGAACCCAAGCATATAACCATCTCTAGCATAGAGAGCGCTTGTTTCTGAGTCAAGGGCAATGTATCCTCGCGGAGCATCACTTGCCTTCTGTAAGAACTTAAGTATTCCTTCTTTGTCTTGTATTCCGTAGCATTTATCTTCATCTAATTTCTCTAATTTTAATTCTCCGCTAATATAACCACTAATACTTTCTAATGCTTCTTCAAAGCTTTTCTTTGCTTCAGGTTTGAACTTAATAATAGCAGGATTGATAAGAGCTAAAAACTTCTCATCAATGATCTTACCATTGTACTCTGTTATTGAGGTCTTTCTAGTAAAGTATTTGAATGCTTCAGCTCCAACTAAGATAAGCCAGTCATAATCATCTGAATTTATTTCTAAATCCACATCTTTCTTTAATACCTTTTGTTTAGAACTGTCTGAACATAAGGCAAACCTGTCAAATTCAAACTCAAAATACTTATCGTAATTCTGAGCAGTTGGTTTTGTTTCTATTAGTGCTACTGTAGCCATTCTTGTAACTCGTTATAACTTATATATTTATATAAGTGGTGTTTTAAATGATACTGGATATTCTTATTGTTCAAATGGAACTGTCCTTCTCCAGTATTTCCTCTGTGTTGTTTGTCGGAGTAGTTTACATTTTCTCCTATCTCATCAGCGTCTATTCTAAATATCGCTATAAGATCTGAGAAGAATACTCCGTAAAATAATTGGTCAAATTCAGACTTTTTTACTTGTTGAATATTACTATCCCAATCATAATCTTCTCGGTCTGCGAATAGAATATGCCTATCAGTTTCAAACTGTAAAGCCTTTAGAACATTCTGCTCCGTTATTTTCACAGTATGTGATCTTTGTACTCGTGAAAATTTACACTCTATTCTCGTATTGTTAATTTTGTCAAAAAGATCGTAATTTAACTTTTCACTCATGTGTCCGTTAATTATCTTTTTAACCATGATCTCGGCAACTGTGCCGAATCTACGAGTATGCAATCCGAAGATAGCATCTCTTAATTCTTTTTCGTAATCTAAGTTCATAATTTTATCGCCAATAGTAAAAATATTGCTAACAGTATCATATTAGCAAAAAACATAAGTCCCGCTAAGATTGTATGATACCATATCCATCTAGTCTTATACGCATTTTCTATGGTTAGATCATCGGGATCAGCGTCTGCATTGACTTTTTTCTCAAGTTCTCTTTCCTCTTTACTTTCCCACAGTTTTTGATACCATTTCTTCATTCTTTTCCGTATAATTGTTTCTTTAATCGTTTAATCATGTCAGCATTGAAGTTGCCTGGGTCTTGTCCGTCTGGTAGATTTACTATTTGTACTCCCATTTCCATCTTCTCTGCTACGCCTTTCAGAGTCTCTGCTGCTTGTTTACCAGCATCGTCTCCGTCATACATTATGTCTATACCCTGTACCCCTTGTAATTTTAAGAGGGAGAGTTTAACCCAATTCATTTGTTGAGTTCCAAAACAACATACTGTATTTTTTAATCCGTGATCCCATAAATTCAAAGCATCAAATATACCTTCTACTAGTATTACTCTATTATTTATGGGCTTAACCTTTGCTGGGCAGAAGGGCATTTCTACTCCTTGTGGATAGATATAATACTTATCATTCATTCCACTAATCTTTCTGCCTAATAATGCTACGGTCTTTCCTGTAATGTCTCGAATGGGAAAGATGATGCGACCTTCAAACTTTGGAACATTCCAAGTGAAAGCCTGCCATATCTTCAGAGTTTCCTCTGAGATGTTCCTAAAGGAACCACCTTTCCATTCTATTCTATCCTCTGGGAGTTGGATACCTACAGCTTGCGATTTTGATTTCGCAATTTTTGCTTTAAGTCTGTGTATTCTAACTTCTAATGGACTCTCTGGAGCCCCAAAGTATGTGAATAGGTTTCCTGAGAAACCACAGGAAAAACAATGCATTATGCCTGTTATTTTATCAACCCTACAGCTAGGGTTATTGTCATCATGTTCAGGATTTAGACATGATATAATAGCGTCCTGTCCTTTAACAGTAAAATCTATGTTGCGCTCGCTAAGTAAATCTATTGCTATCATTATTTATATATTATACTAAATTTTTAACCATTTGTCAAGAAGTATTTTTAAGAGGACTTTCCGTCCTTGTTTATAGAGGGTTCTAATGGTGTCTTTATTAGATCCTTCAATCTTTTTGCTTTAATTCTTGCTTGCCCTAATTCTGATTTATGATTCCATTCAAGTTCGTCCCCTTCCTTTTCAAAATCTGTCATCAATTTACCACTTGGATCTTGAGCTTCTTCATAGTACATGCTCTTCCAGACCAACTCAACCATTTGAAAATATATTGCTACTGCTTTATCTCTAAAATCTTTTTCACCCCAGAGGTACCATACTAGCCAATATTCTTTGTCTATACGACAAACTCTTATTTCTTGATCTCCAAGCCAAGGATTAGTTGGAACTAACTCTGCCATACACCTCATTCTCTGACTACCCGCTATTGGGTACCAATTAGGCATGGTCAAAATAGGACTTAACATTCCATGTTCTGATAAGCTGTCCATTAAATTTTTATTCAATGGTACACTTTTTATATTTTCTTTAACTTTAGGTTGTTCTAAAAGCCAAGAAATCGTTTTAACATACCAAGTATGCGGGGGTAGTGGTACTAGCTCTGCTGTTGCTCTGCTTACTCTGTCATTTGCCATCTTCCTCTGCTTCCTTTCTAATTTCTTCTTCTAATTCTAGTATCTCTTCTTCTAAGCGTGTAAAATCTGAGATACCCCTTGTTACTTCTTGCTGTGCTTTTAGCTCGTCCAGTAGTTCTTGTTTTCCTACTTTTCTATCATAGTCTTTTTTAGACTTATGTGCGCCTGCGCCAGGCTTATTCCTTGATGCTTTCGCAACGGGGTTAACTTTACTTATTTTTTTAATCTTCATAAATGCTCCTGCGTTATCTAATGTTTCAAACTCCAATGAAAATACTGTCATTGTTTGTTTTCTTCCTTGGGCCAATTCCCTTTTCTAGTATCATGTGGGGCTCCTCCTAAAAATGCTGAAGTGTTGTGTAAATATGTTTGGTTTGCGTGCCATGTTATAAATACTTTTCTAAATCCTGTTCTTACTTTTGCCACTCCGTGCATTTGGTGTAAGAATAGTGTTTCTCCTACTTTTAAATCTACTACTCTAGGACATATAAAAGAACCATCAAAAGCATAGTCTTTAGGATCTTGCCAAGAGAAAGTATGATATTCCTCATAGTGCTTCTTCTCGAATGGATCATTAACTATAGTCTCTCCACCCTCTAAATTATGATCTTGATCTATTAGAGTTATAGTAGTTAGTGAGACATCATTATCGTGATGCATACGACAAAAAGAACCTTCTGTATAATTTAAATAATAATGTGCTACAGGAACAGTAGGGTGTAACTTAGAAGTTATATGTTCATGTACTTCTGGGGGAAATCTTTGTTCCAAGTGAAATAGATTTCCAAATCGTTTTATAACTTGTGGCTCATGTTTATCATAGTCATCATTTAAGAACTTAATATCCTCATTAGATAAAACTTTATTCGTATAAGCTAGAAAGTTATTCATTTGAATATTGATCCCTCTCCAAATACTTCGTTGTCATGAGGATCGTCTTTGTTTATTCGTTCCAATGCCTTTACCATAGGATCATCATAGTCTCGCTCTATATCAGAAGGATTATCTTCTGGTGGATAGGTCGTATAAGTTATACTACCTACTGAGCGTCTTTTAATATCGCCATGATTAAACTCTGCCCAATATAGTTCAAATGCTACTCCATCTTCTATGCCTTCAAATTGATGAATACAACCGGGCTTAACTTGTGTAAAGTCGCCTGGAAGTAATATAGTTTCATCAACTAAGTCATAATCATTTTGCCAAACTCTGATGAGCATTTTGCCTGATTCTACAAAAAACCCATTCCATTTAAACTGGTGTTCATGTTCTGAACATTTTATACCAGCTTTATATTCTATTCTGTGGAACTCCAAAACTCCGTTGGCATGGATCAGTTCTGTTTGTCCCCATATTTTACCTGCTTTCATAATATTTCTCTTGCCATATGTCAGGGTTCCAATCAAAAAAGTGTTTTAAAAACAACTGATAGATCCCCGAAACTGTGTTAATTTCATACTGTATGGGGTCATTCCCACCAATATCGTAAAACTTCTCCCCTCTGTACCAACACCCAAAGCCTCTGTGTGCTTCTTGTTTATATTCCCACCTCTCTTTCGTACCCATATAATATACATCTCCTAGATAGAGAGATCTTTTTGGGGAGAATTCATACTGATCCTCTCCATTTGGTGTTGTTCTATGATCTAATTTCCACTTTAAATTATTATTCCCATTTTCATCTCTTGGTAGGGGTTTAATGTTTTCAAATATTCCTAAGTATTCATCTCTGTGTTGGCAATTAAAATCTATTACCCACCCATTTAAATCATACTTCTTTTTACGAGGCGTGATTATTTGATCTTTAATTAGATCATATAAAATAAATTGATTTACGCCGGGGTGTATTCTCATTTTACCACTCTTAATATCGCTCCATATTATACAGGGGTCTCTGAATCCCTGATTTAATACAGACTCTATAAAAGTAAATAAGCGTAAATGTATTCTTTCTTCCTGTCTTTCTAGCCAAATAGGAACGTACGCTCCTGAGTTTAATTCTTTAAAATTGGCAGTAGGAAAGTCTCTCATACTAACTTCAAATATGGCAGCCTGAAAGGGAATGCTCTTTACGTCATAAGTCACTGTACGTCTCACCTGAGCCTCCCATTTGTTCTTTTAAATCTTCTTTATGATCTGGATCCAATGCAGTCATTGGACCGATCTTTAGTGTCTCCCAATCGAGCTCACTAACAAAAGATTTCATTTCACCATTTCTCATTTTATCACATTTGAACTTAATACAATTCTCCTCTTTGCCCCAATGTTCTAAGGTAAACGCAGCATCGACTGCATCAAGAATACCTCTTGAGAATCGGGCTTCGCCTTTAGGGTTGGTTTGATAAGCAGACAGAACCATACAATTTTGATCTTGAGCAAGTGTTTTCATTGCTTTACTAATCTCAATTTGTTCTGTCCATTCGTATTGCCCAGAGCGACTCGGAGCGTTGTGGCGACGCACTTGGTTTAAATAGTCAATGACTACTAAACCGAGGTCGGGGTATTCTACTTTCTTCTGTCTAACCGTGCTAATAACTTTAGCCATAGTTAAGCCAGGATCGTAGAACACATCAATCTGTCCTTCTTTCTTTATCTCACAATTTCTGGATAGATCATAATGGAACTTATCGAAATCGTTGTAGATGTTATACTGTTTAAGTACTTCATCTCCTCCGATGAAACGATCTGCCCACCATTCTCCTACTTTGTTCCATTCTTTCTCATAAAGATTTCTCTTTATAAGTCTACCGAGTGGTACATTTGTAGCCATGCTACACATTCTTTGAAGTATTGGTCTGGAATCCATTTCTATTGTAAAATAAAGAACACTTCGACCACTTTGTTGTGCGTGTACTGCTACATTACAACAAGTGAAAGATTTCCCGTGTCCTCTTTGTGCTCCCACAACGACCAAGTCTTTGGGAGAGAACTGAAAGTTAATATCGTAGTCTTGGTTTAACCCAAGAGGTAGATAATTAGCTAAATCTTCTTCTGAGTCAAACAACTCAATAGTATCCATTTCGTCACTATCTGCCATTGTATCAACTCTATCTTGAACCTGTACTACAATTTCTTGTAGGTGGTCTATGTTTTCTTTTGCATCTGCTATACTAATTGTTTCATCAATATAGAACTCGAGCTTATTCAGAATTTCCGTTTGGGTAAACTGGTCTTTTAAATACTCAAGTAGTTCGTACGCAGGTACATCAGTTTCGACAGCTTCGATTGCATAAATATTTTCTTGTAATTCCCTAGACCGAAGTTCTGCTTTTAAAGCATCGAAAGTTGGGAGAGCATGGAATTTGTGGACGTGCTTGTCCACTACCTTCCATAACTTTTGATATTCGCCTTCGGGTAGGTAATGTTGCTTCAGGCGATTCCAAGTATCGAAATCTCCGCCCGCAAGTATTTGTTTAAGTAATGCACTCTCTACTGTCATTTATCTCTCCCAAGATTAACTAGGGAAGATTAAATCCCCCCTAGTTGTTCCTGACAATAAAAAGTTAAGATTGAACTCTTTCTTTTCTTGCTGAACCGTCGTAGTCAGCGCATATAAGTCCACGTCTTGTCAACATAGTCTTTACACCTCTTACAGTTTTACCGATTTCATCAGCAATTTCTTCAACAGTCATGTCGTCGATTGTAAGCTCAGCTAGTGGATCTGCTTTTCCAGAACCTTTAGTGTGCTCTTGCTTAGGGATAGCGTTTATTTCGCCAGCTCTAAGTAAAGAAAGTGCTTTTCCTCTGATAGAGTTTACACTCTTACCAAGAGACTCTGCAATTCCTTCTATAAATGCGCCGTCATTAACCATTCCTACAAAAGTTGCTTCTTCAGCTTCAGTATAAGTCTTAACAGACTCTACTTTAGGTGCTGGTTTCACATGCTCTGTAAGTTGCATAGAAAGGATCTTACCTTGAATTGATTTTGCACTGAAGTTTCCGCCTTCAAAATTTGAAGCGATTTCAGCGTAAGTGTAACCACCAGAATTGTCGGTTACAAAAGCTCTTAAAGTTGCTTCTTGATCGTCTGTGAAAGACTTAGTATTGCTACTAGAAGCGAGCTCAACATCATATCCCATTTTTCTAAGTTTAGAACTTACACTTCTTACTGAAGTTTCAAGTTCGTCAGCAGCAGAAGCTACTGTAGCTTGAGAAACGGGGGTTTCGTCACCAACGAAAGACTCTAATGCTGAAGTCCTTTCGTCTGTCCATTTAGGTAATGCCATTTTATTTTTCCTCTATAAATTGGTTTAAATTGTTAATAATAATGACTCCTCGTTCCCGAGCAGTCTGCGTTTTTGCCGACTCAATTCCACTCTCATTGATTAGATAAGTGCAGTCTTTCGTCAGACTGGTTTTTACGGCATAGCCGTGGTTCTCCAGAACTTTTTGTGCATGAGCTTTGCTAGGGAAACTGTTGAGTCTTCCAGAAATACAGACAGTTCCTATTATATCTCGTTTTATAACTTTCTTTGATTTGAAAGTAAAAGGTAATAGTTTGTCATACTCGTTTGCATAAAACTCGGTATCTAACCAATTTAATAGATTAGATGTTGCTTTCGGACCGATACCTGCTTCAATGCAGCTTGCTTCGGTTACTTCTTCGATAGAGGTAATTCTTTCGCATAATTTCTGAGAAGCTGATCGACCAAAAAGCGGAATAGCAAAAGCTGGTAGTAAGGTTTGTAAATCACATTTACATGAATTAACAATCTCGAGTGCCAACTTGGTAGCTAGTTTTTCAGAGCCCAGTCTGACGGTGATTTCCCCGACAGTAAGCTCATAAAGTTCTGGGTAATCTAGGATATCCAACTTTTTAATGGTTGAAGGGCCTAGCCCCTTTATTTTCAAAGATGAGGCGAAGTGTTTTAACTTTTTGTCCCATTGAGCTGGACACATCTTGTCTAAACAATATAGTAGTTCATTTCTAAACTCTAAGTCGCTGTCGCAAGAAGGACAGTTGGTTGGGGCTAAAATTTGTTCCATTCGCTCAATTCTCATTCTTTTTCATTTATATTGTATATTATACTAAAAAATTCACCGTGTGTCAAGAGATTTTTTCAGTTTATCACTTATTTTTTGGGATTAAAATTTTCTTCGTCTTCATAGACATAGGTATCTTCCTTGTAAGTTTTGCGTAGCTTATACTCAAAGTACCAAATTTTAATTTTTTTAATTAACTTTTTAATATATGTCATTGTAATCTCCTGCTATATTGCTTCCTGTCAGGGTCAATATATATGTCATTGTGTTCCATGTCCTTTACTATTCTGTCTGCCATCATTCTATGTGCCGCCTCTAGTGGGTGGTCTTTCTCTCCGAAAGGTAGCTTAGCCTTTTGTGCCATATCATAGAAGCCATCTTCCAGTAAGCAAGGTAATTCTTTTACTACTTGTTTTTTACTCAATTCTAAACTCTGCCAGTAGTTGTTAGCAGCTTCCAAATAGTCCTCATCTAGCAAATACAAGAAGGGTTTATACTGCCCACTTGAAAATGTATAAAATAGATAAGGAATATCTAGTGACTCTAAGAAGTATTTGGTTGCAAGCATATAAGATATTGTATATTTTAAATTCCATCTTATGTGTCTTAACTCTTTCATAAAGCCATTAAGAATTAAGTACTGGTGATCAGTTTGATCTGGGTGTTTAAATAGGTTTGTTTTGGACTTATCAATTTGATCCCCATGAGCGTGTCTTAGTGCATAAGTTTTCCAATTAGTTGCACGCCATCTAGGTACTTGTATATCATTAGAAGGTTTGAATATATTACCAGATTTATTTTCTCCAGCTTGTAGATACTCCATTCTATTTACGCCTGTCCATACTATAATAGCACAATCATACTTATTAGTTAAACAATGATTCATAGTAGTTCTCCAGATCCTACAATTAGATCCTCCTACCTTAGCATCATTATCTTCTTCTTGTCCTAGTTCTTCACAGACAAGATTACTAAAGCGATCCTTGAACTTATTTTTAAGTTCAAAACCATTAACAAAACTGCAACCATTAAAGTAAATCAAAATACATGTACTCCTGTTAGTTTTCTAAACTCATCTGCCTGCACGCCATCATTAACTATGGGCTTTCCTTTTACATTTAGACTTGTATTTAATAACATTGGTATTCCAGTTCTTTCATAATAATTTTCTAATATCTTTCTCAGGATTGAAGGGTTGTCTTTAGTTACAACCTGAACTCTTGCGCTACCATCAACATGCGTGACTGATTTGTAATCATGTTTGGCTTTACAAGTGTATTGCATAAACTCGTTCTTTTCTCCTTCGAAGTATTCATCAAAATACTCCTCCAAGATTGCGGGGGCAAAAGGGCGGAACTTCTGTCGTCTTTTAATACGATTAACTGTGCGTTTAATATCATACCGCACATCACCAAGCAGAGAGCGATTGCCCAAAGCTCTAGGTCCAAATTCTGTCTTTCCATTTGCTACTCCTACTACCTTATTTAAAAGTAGATAGTCTACTATTCTTCTTGGGTTAGGTGTACCTACTATTTCATTACCCCAAAAACAATGTTTATATTCAACTTTGCGTCCTAGATAACCTAGTGCCGCTCCTAAACTACTTCCTGCATCGCCTGGATTAGGAAATATCCATCTCTTTTTAAATCTGCTAGGTAATATCCTACTATTAGCCACACAGTTTAAAGCTACTCCACCTCCATAACAAAGGTTCTTTCCGTAGTTTTGTGCTACGTTCATTACTTGAGTGATCTGTCTCTCAACTTCAGCTTGAGCACTAGCCGCTATATCTTCAGGAGCCATTCCTCCAAAAAATGCTAGAGGTATGCCCCTGTGCCAATTTTGATCTGGTAGGTCAAACATCCACCTCATATTTATACTTGGTTCTCCATAAGCCGCCATACCCATAGTAATGTATTCATCTTCGTTTGGTTTCAATCCAATACGCTTCGTTATAGCACTGTAGAATAGTCCGATACTATGTGGGTACTTCCAGTTGCTGACACATTCCAATTTTCCATTTCTTGGAATCCATATACTTGAGCAGTCCCACTCTCCAATAGCATCAATTACAACTACAACAATATCATCATCAAAAGGTGCAGTATAATAAGCTGCTGCTGCATGACTCTCATGATGTTTCAAATGGTATGAACACCTATTCTCATATTCTGTGAGCGACATGTTTTGATCTGCTCTACGTTGGTTCTTAAGTTCAGTATCTTCGTAAAAAACGGAGACATCTGCGTGCGGATATCGTAAAAATTCTGGGAGGACTGGATCGTTCTTTACTCCAGTAAACCTTTCAGCTTGGTGGCACTCGAGAATTTTTGTTTCGTCTGTATAGGGAGAAACTTCCACTAAAGAAGCGGAAGCGTCATGAAATCCTTCACTAATTCCCACTACTTTCATTGGTCTAATTCCTGTTTAATCTGTTCCTTTTCTATCCTTCTGAAACGTTTATTATATTGACGTTTAATCTTCTTTACTACCTTAGATTTATCAAGGTAGCACATAACCTGACGCCAGT